CCTGTCTTCGGACAGTCGAGTTGCGCCGTAAGCGCACGTTCGTCGCGTTATGACGCTGCGCACCGTAGCTAGGTGGCGATAGCAGTATGCTCTCCCTTGAACAAGGAGTATGCGATAACGGGACTGTTCCCCCGTTGTACGGGCACGCATGGTGCCGCGTGTTCGCACTATGTAGAGCACCAGTATAGGATGGAGGTGTCGATGGATATCGGCTCTCGCGCTGGGATCGAGGAACTCGGTCCTTACCGCAGTTCTAACCCTCAATGGGCTAGGGCGTTGTCGAACCTTGGCCGCCAAGTTGAAACACCGGCTGTCGATCGTGGTATCGAGAGAAGGATCGTTTCTGCTGGGCATGCTGAGCTGGACGCAGGAAGGGACAATCGCAGTGTCACCGACCCTGAATGGGTGGAGAAAGGGCTCTCAAGGTTTGGATGCCCTCTTCATCCAACCGGACTTCTCAAAAGGAAGTCAGCATCCAGCTTTACCGTCTCAGGAATCGGAGTCTGCTGCTGCCGTCGAGGTGAGCGGCCAGACAACCGAACCTCAAGTAACAGAGTTCGTCGAGGCTACGGCGCTGAAAGCGTCCGTGGATATCGACACGACCGACCTGTCCGGCAGAGAGATGCTTCTTATGGCACTGAGTTTGGTGTCCGGGGAGCTGCAGTACCCTCTGACCAAGCTGGAGTTGAACTTCAGCGCGGAACTGGACCGTGGCAGTCAGTGGCATACCAGCGAGCAGTCGCTGCGTCGCTCAGTATTGCAGGTGGTCGTGAAGGAAGGACAAAACCTCTCCCACTCGATGTGGTTGCTGAAACTCACATCGATAGCAATAAGTGGGCTGGGGCTCCTTTCTTCAGCTCTAATGGCGATGTTCTGGAAGCCGGACTTCGGCTCGCCAGGAAACTTTGGGCTGGTGGTCGTAGTTTTGACCCCTATGTTGCTGGCCGCCGGGTTCAGCCTGGGGCTAGTGGCCCAAAAACTCGCCTCGTATGGATGGCGCCGCTACCTACGACTATTGTGGGTACGGCATTCTCGAAGGCCGTCAGTCGCAAAATGGCGCGACGTAGGCCATTCTGCATCGGATTCAGGGACGTCGAAAAAGCGGCCCTGGTCTCGGAACTCAAAAGCCGGTTCAGGTACATCTACTCGCTAGATTACTCTGGATTCGACTCAAGCGTACCGGCGAAGATCATCGATGATGCGTTCGGAATCGCACGAACTCATCTAGATCTAACCGAAGCGGACGAGGCCGTCTGGAGACGGTACATCAACGATTTCATTCATTCCCGGCTCATCGGGCCAGATGGAATTGTTTATCGCAAGCATAAGGGCATTCCGTCTGGAAGTGCCTTCACGAGCATCATTGGGTGTCTCGTGAACTTGCTTGTGTCTCAATACATCTGGGAGCGCGCAACTGGACACGGCATCCCAGCCGACCGGTTGTTGATCCAGGGGGACGACGTTGTCATGGCGTCAAACACCAGGATCGACTTGGGTGAACTCGCCGGCTTCGCAGCGGAGCTCGGGTTTTCACTCAGCGTGGAAAAGACTGAGGTTACAGACAGTCACCGGGAATCCGGCACACGCGTGGAGGGTGGTAATCCTTACGCGAATCATGTGCATTTCCTTGGCCATTACTGGGTGCACGGAAGCCCACGTAGGCCTCACAAAGAGTTGTTGCAGCGTATGGTTTTCCCTGAGCGTCATATGCGGAGGACCGACACAGACAGTGTTCTGAGGCTTCTCAGTTACACGGCTGATGCCCGGGAGGGTTGGGAAATCTTCCGGTCTGTGTATCGACAACCAGATGGCTTCAATGCCATCACAACGGCTCTGGACGAGGCAAGTGGTCACAGTGGAATCGTGAAGAGCATTGACCTGCCAGGTCAGCTGAGGTATCGGCTGGATGCGGAACAAGAGTGGTCGCGCGACCAGATTGAGG